TTCGCATAACCGATCATCGCTTGATTTTGGGCACCTGACGCGACCCTACAAGGTTATGTGCATTGACTCGTTACGTTGACACCTGACTATATGCTTATGTATCGATATACTTCTAATCTATTGTGTTAGCAAGCAATGTCTCGATAGTCTTGTCAATTAATTGTTACGGGTTATGTCTTGATTATTGATAGGTGTCAATACATTCATACATAACGATATATGGATCAAGCCGGAATCATATCGAGATATAACGCGATAGGTTTATCAGGTAGTATAGTGCTTATGCTCGATACATCAATATTAAAAGTATTGTGCTATTACTCGTATGTCACGGTGTCGGTTGCCTGTATGTCTGTTGTCTTGGTTACGAGCTATGTCACGATAGTGTGGTGAGGGATGAGGCGTGTCGGTTGTTGGTTGGTGTGTGCCGGTTGCTTGTTGGCTCTTGGCTCCTGTGGGTGTGGGGAGAGATGAAGGGGGGGGTACACCACCCAAAGCGAAATTACAATTTAAAAGCAATAGTCAAACTCTCAGTCGTCTATTGAAAACCCTATTTTCCCAGTTCCGTCACCTGACGGTTTTTATTTATACCTGACGGTTCTTATTTATACATCCCCACAAGAATAACGCTTGACTTTCATTTCCAGCCTTGAAATAATAACGCATTATAAAAATATGGAGGGGACGGGTGTTAATTGACTTAATGAAAGAAAGATTTAAAAGACAAAAAACTAAACTTACACCTGTGCAATGGATTAATGCGTGCAACAAAATATATTTGGTACACGCTCATAACATACAAAACCAACTTAAGATATTGACTGCTGCTGCTTCCACACGGAGATCGACAAATGACCACTAACAACACCGACATGGACCTAACCCAAAAATACGACTTGTTATTGCATATAGTCAAAGAATCGGGCTTCTCTATTGAAAAGCAAATTGCCGGTGTCCAGGCATTATTCCCTTCTTTCGATCCCAATAATACGAAGAACACCGAATTTATAAACGACTACGTATTAGAGCAGTACGCCTATGCAAAAAGCTTAGGTATGACTGTCCAGCGATGTGCACATGCCTGTGGCCTTAGCTCTATCTTAGTAAACGAAGCGTTAGAAGGTAAGGGTCTGGATTTAGCTTCCTTTTTGAAAGTGGTAGAAGCTGAACTGTTCGCCACTGCTGAGATGCGCAGGAAACACCTTGGCGCTCTTGACAAGTCCTCTGAAGACGGCACGCTCAAGGCGACTATTGCGTTCCTTGAGAAGATCTACCCTGAAGACTACGGTCAGAAGGCGTCTCTCGATCTGGGTCTTGGCGAAGACGGTAACAAGTGGGAGATCGAAGTTACCCACGTGGACGCTAAAGATAAGCACTTGAAACCGAAACCCAAGGACGCCGACAATAACAAAGTCCTCCTGACAGCGGATGACGTTCAGGGCAATCAAAATACTACAATATGAAATTAACCTTAACAAATAAATTCCTACCGTTTCTTCAAAAGAAGAAGCGTATAAAGATTGCGTTTGGGGGTCGTGGCGGTACGAAGTCCCAAACGTTCGCTGATATTCTTAGTCTGAAGGTGCAAACTGAAGGTATCAAGGTTGGTTGTTTTAGAGAGCATCAGAACACTCTGGAAGATTCAGTCCACTCCTTACTGAAAGACGAAATTGCCAGAATTGGCATTCCGGGCTTCCGGGTGACAGACAAGGATATCAAACATGAGGGTGGCGGTAGCTTTAAGTTTCGCGGCCTGGCGAGGAACATGGGTGGGGTTAAATCTTTTCATGGATTTAAACTCTTTTGGATTGAAGAGGGCGAATTTTTAAGTGAAGACTCCATTCGTGTTCTTTTGCCTACCCTTCGTGAACAGGATTCAGAACTCTGGATATCGTTAAATCCTAAATTTGAAGAGGACGCTGTCAGTCAGCGCTATCTGTTACCGTATTACGATTCGCTACTCAAGACCGGTGTTTATGAAGATGACGACACGTACATTGTCTGGTCTAATTATGATGAGAATCCTTGGTTTCCAGCAGAGCTTGAAGCGGATCGCGCCAGAGATTACCTCAACTTGCCGCGTTCTGATTATGATCATGTATGGCTTGGTCATTTTGATACGAAGATTGAAAGTGCACTGATTCAGAGAGAATGGTTCGATGCGTGCATTGATGCACATAAGGTTCTTGGCTTTGAAGCACGAGGGGCTAAGATTGCATCTCACGATCCATCGGATGTAGGGCCAGACAGTAAGGGTTACGCTTTTCGGCATGGGTCAGTTGTTATGGACGTGCAGGAGATGATCAATGGCGATATCAATGAGGGCGGCGATTGGGCAGCGAGTCTTGCTATTAATCATGGGGTAGACGCTTTTAGTTGGGATTGCGATGGAATGGGTGTTGGGCTGAATCGGCAGATAACTGAAGACTTGCCGAAACATGTAGTACTGAGTATGTTTAGAGGCTCTGAAACACCTGATTTGGAAGATGCCATTTGCGAAAATTCAGTTGAATCCGCCACGCACAACCAGAAGACGAACAAAGAGGCACTGAAGAATAAGCGCGCACAGTACTACCTGATACTGCGAAATAAGATCTACAATACGTATTTGGCTGTTGTCAAGGGTCAATATATGGATCCAGATAAGCTTATTTCGTTCTCTTCGGATATTGGGGTTATTAACAAATTGCGCTCGGAACTGTGCCGCATGCCGATTAAGCCTAATAATAACGGCTTGTTTGAATTGTATACTAAGAAAGAGATGAAGGACAAGTTTAAATTTCTTTCACCGAACCTTGCTGATTCAGTTATGATGCTTGGGCGTATGCCAGACTTTTACACAGTGCAAATTCAAATACCACAACCGCTTGTACCAATGGGGATCAAGCGAAGAAAAAGCAATTAAGGATTGACATGTCACTTACCTTAGAAGAATTAAAAACATATCACGAGAAGGCGTTTAATTCCGGTTCCGATAACAGGGAGAAGGCCGCCAATGATATGGTCTTTTATTTCATTACCCAATGGGATGATGACATCTTATCTGAAACTCAATTGGCTTATCGTGGGGAGTTTAATATCCTCAAGAAAGCCGGTCGACAGATTATCTCTGACCTTGCGTCAAATCCTGTAGAGATAGATTTTGAACCCAAAGACGATACTCGTACAGACGCCGCTGATTTAGCCGATGGGCTATACAGAAAGGGCTGTGGGCATAATCTATCTATCGAGGCTTTTGAGAACGCAAAGCAGGAGAATATTGTGTGCGGCAATGGTGCGTGGGAATTATACGCAGAGTATGAGACTACTCGTTCTGGTAATAAGAATCAGGTTATTAAGCGAAGGACTATATTTGAGGCGAACAATACGGTATTCTGGGACCCAAATGCCAAGTGTTTAGATAAGTCGGATGCTATATACGTCTCCAAGTTGACACGGTATTCGGAAGACGGTTACAAAGAACTTGTAAAGGAATTAACTGGCGAGGATACAGAAGAGATAATCGCAAGTTCTTTTAAGCAGCCTGAAAGTTCAGGTACGTTTCCGTGGATAGGTTCTAATGGCAAGATCATTTATGTTGTATCCTTTTATCATCGTACCAAGATAAAAGAAAAGATGCTGACAATGGTTGATCCTTTTGGTTCAACCATGGACCTGATGGAATCGTCACTTGAAAAAGTCATGGACGAGATGATGGACGCCGGTTACTCAATTGAGAGTGAGAAAGAAATTGAGCATTGGCGTGTGACGAAGTATATCGCTTCTGGTGAGAAGATTTTATCCAAAGACGTAATCGCCGGTGAGCACCTTCCTATTGTACCCGTCTACGGGGAACACGCCTACGTTGAAGGGGAAGAGCATTACGAGGGTGTTACTCGTTTAGCTAAAGATCCACAGCGGTTAAGGAATTTTCAGTTGTCCTACCTTGCTGATATTGCTTCACAGTCTCCACGAAAACAAGCTATCTTTTTCCCTGAGCAAATTGCCGGTTTTGAATATATGTATCAAACATCAGGAGCAGATAACCGTTATCCTTATTTATTCCAAAATAGAACAACGCGCTCTGGACAGGACTTGCCTATTGGCCCTGTGGGAGAGATGCCCGATCAAGGTATTCCTGACGCGCTTGCAGCGTCAATTGACGTTTCTCGACAGGCCGTTGAGGATGTGGCCAATCCAGGCATACCGCAAGATATTGCAGACCCGGACCTTTCCGGACGCGCTGTACTGGCCTTGCAAAGTCGGCTTGACATGCAGTCGATGGTTTATCAGGAACACTACAAACACGGCAAGAGACGCGATGCGGAGATCTATGCGTCAATGGCTCCTGAGATTTACGATACGCCACGAAAACTGAAAATCGAACTACCTGACGGAACGAAGAAAGACGTTGACGGTATGAGCGCTGTCATTGACGAAGAGACAGGCGATGTGGTATTTCTTAACGATTTACGCAATGCCGAATTCGAAGTTACTTCGAAAATCGGTCCGAGCTTTGCCAGTAAGAAAGACCAGATTCTTGATCAGTTAAAAGACATGGTCATGATGATGGATCCTGCTGATCCAATGAAGCGCGCATTGCAGTTGAAACAGTTGGTATTGATGGACGGTGTGGAGTTTGATGATATCCGTGAATACGCCAATATGCAGTTGGTTCTATCCGGTGTTAAGAAGCCTGAAACGCCAGAGCAAGAAGCGTTACTCAAACAGGCCCAGGAGACTCCAAAAGAGCCAGACGCTGCAATGGTCTTAGCCAAGGCTGAAGAACTTAAGGGTCAAGCTGATATTATGAAAGAGAAACGCGAAGGTATCAAGATGCAGCTTGACAATGAAGTTGATAAAGACGGCCAGTATATCGATGTCTTTAAGGCAACTACTGATCGTATGAAGGTTCAGATCGAGGCCAAAAAGGCAGGTGCCACGATAACTAAAACTGATATGGAATCAGTTGGTCAGCAACTTGAAAATCACGCGCAAGTTTTAGCGATGATTAATCCTGATCCTGTCGAACCAAAAGGTGAGGGTAAGACAAAAGCGAAACTAAAGAAAGCAACACCTAACTTTAGCAATATACCAGATGAACAATTATTTCAAATGTTAGCAACGGGATAATATGGCAGCTTTACCGGGAATGACATTTAGCGATGAGCGTTTGAACGAAGAGCAAATTTCAGCTGAACCTACGGTCTTTGAAAGGCTGAAACAGAAGTTTAGCAAATTGCGTTCACATTCAGTCACTGAACCTGGATTTGTAGATAGTTTAACTGCGCCTATTGATACGGAGTTAAACTTTTCCAATCTTGCATCTGTTCTTGGCGGTCGTGTAAGAGAGATGGTCATTGATCCTATAAAGAAGTATAAAAAAGTTGTTGATAAAGGGATGTCTGGTAAGCCTTTGTCAGTGCAGGACTTGATAGATCTTACATCTGTTAATTTGGATTACGTTGCAGGAACTGGGTTTTTGGGTGGCGCAAAACGCATTGATCCAAATATGCTTCGGTCCTTTCCTGCTTGGCATGGTGGCGGTAAAGGTTTTACAAAATTTTCTGATGAGTTTATTGGTTCGGGCGAAGGTTCACAAGCTTTTAGTCGTGGACATTATCTTACTGATAGCGGAAAATTCGCAGATGATTATGCAAGAACTATAGCAAACGATCAATTTAAAGAAAAAATAAAATATAAAGGAGAAGACCTTGTTACTTGGGCAAATAAAGATAATCAAAGAAATCTTGAGGGTTTGGTTATTAGTAAACTTTGTGCCATTGATGCAAAATTAGACAAAAAAACTATAAAAGAACAATTAGCTATTTTAAAGATTAATTTATCGCAAAAACATGACCGCCTCTCGCAGGAAAACGTTTTCGCTATAGGAGAACTGGATAATTTTAATGTTGAGGATATAATTACTACAATTGATAATATGAACATAGATAATTTTGATACTCCTCCAGGCGATACAATGGAGCATCTTTATAAGACCACGGTAATGAAAGGTAAAGATCCCTCTGAGTATGTATTTATGGATTGGGATAAATCCATTTATGCACAGCCAAGATTAATAAATAAATTAAAGAAAACAGCAGCTTTTAAAAATATTAAAGCAGCAAATTCAAGTAGCAAAATTATTTATGATGGAAAAGAATTAGGAGAAACACAAGAACGCGCATGGTTGTGGTCTGCTATTTGGGACGCTGAGGATAAAAAAATACCGCTTAATGCGGCTATAAGAAACCAAAAACAAAATAATATAAATGAGATAAATTCAGGCAAACCACGTTGGCCGCTTAACAATACCGAAGCTGAAAAGGCTATTGATTTTTATAATCGTGTAGACCCAAGTAAAGTAAACATAAAGAAAGAATCAATAAAATCATTATCCACTGAAGATTTTTATGACGATATAAAGCAATATCTTGGAAAAAAATTAAATATACCGAATGATTTGGATTACGATGAAGCTTGTGAAATCGCAGCTACAAAGTTTTTATTAGATAATGGTATTTCTGGTGTTGTATTTGACGCTGGCACCTTATCATTAAAACCAGTAAAGCCCGGAACAAAGAACTATGTCGTTTTCAATCCCGAGGATATAACAATAAATGAACATTACGTCAATGGCGTTTTGCAAGGGTTAAACGAATAATGGATCCATTAATTGGTTTAAACTTACGTAACGATATTTTAGATGAGGAACGCATCTCAGCTGAACCTACGTTTTTCCAAGGTTTGAAGCAAAAGTTACGTAAATTTACTCCACAGTCAGTTACTGAACCTGGATTTAAAGAGGGTATATCGGCTCCTGTCGGATCGGAAATTGACTACTCCAACTTAGCGTCTACAGTTGGTGGTCGTATTAGAGAGATGGTTGTTGACCCAATAAAAAATTACGCACATGCAATTGACAAAGGCATGACTGACGTAAACAAATTGACCATTAAAGATTTACTTGATATAACTTCCGCTAATCTTGATCTTGTTGCCGGTGGGGGTTTTACACGCGCATTAGGAAAGAAAGGTGTCGATCCAAATATGCTTCAATCATTTCCCGGTTGGCATGGTAGCGGTGCAAGTTTTAAAAAATTTTCTGATGAATTTATTGGTTCAGGCGAAGGCGCTCAAATGTATAGCGTGGGCCATTATATTGGCGGTTCTCACGGTATTGGAAATAATTATGCTCGACAGGCTGCGAGAAAAGTTCAAAGCCAAAAAAGTGGAAAACTTTTGTATAAAGGTAAAGAATTAGTTGAAAATTTTGATGCAGAAACCCCAGAGGTGTTTGTAACGACGCATTTTGTACAAGAACTCGCTTCTGAACCGGTTACTCAAAAAAGACTTGACGAAACTTTTGCTTCTTTAAAAGATTACGTTAATAGCGAAAAAGAAGCAGCTTTAACAGGAGACGATTTTAATAATTATCCAGAAGCGTACTTCAGTACAAAAGAGTTAGTGGATTACGTCGATACTATGGATCTAAACGATTTTACTCTACCAAAACCGCCAATAACCTATAAAGGTGCTGCACTTGTTTCAACTGATTCGCCAGCTACCCCAGAAGAATGGGCGATGAGTTATTTAAAGAGCGCAGGTGTTGGTGGAAAAAAAGATTTAAAAGAAGGTCTTTTACGACTTAAAAAGGACATGTCTGACGAAGTTGCTGATATTGCAGATGGAATAGAAGGCCAATGGGGTTTTGATAAACAAAAACTTTTTTATAAAGGAAAACAACTGGTTTTTGACCAAGATTATGATGGCCCAGAAGATTGGTTAATGGGCGCTATTTTAGAAGAATTTGCTCCTGCTAAAGATAATAAACAACGTTTAGAAGCTGTTATCTCTTCTTATAAAGCACGCTTATATGAAGATCATCTTCGCATGTCTTCTGGCAAAAAAGATAGTAATTTTGGTTTTGAATTTGACGATTTTGATGCTAAAGATGTTTATGATGTAATAGATAATATAGATATAAATGATTTTGATATAAAATCAACTAAAGATTGGCCCGAACAAATTTCCAAATTCTTAGATACGCTTGACACAAACGATTTTGAATTCAACACACCAAAAGAGCACCTTTACAAAACCACCGTAATGAAAGGCAAAGAGCCAGAAGAATACGATTTTATGGACTGGCATAAAGATATTAATGAACAGCCAGGTGTTAAGAAAAAATTGGAAAAAACTAAATTATTTAAAGAGTTTGCCAAATATAGTAAATTCGATAATGATATGGTATATTTAGATCACGATTTAGGTTTCCACCGTGCTTTTTATTACGCTCCGAATTTAAATAAACAAGAAAAAAAGATAATTGCTGAAGTTTTACATGTACAGATGGATAATTCTCTTTCAGCTGAACACGCTATAAAAAAAATGATTTCGAGTACAAATAAAAAAAGTAAAATTGATTTTTTAAAACAATTGGATCCAGAAGATTTTAAGAGTAGAGCTATTTCTACTCTTGGCGAAGGTAAAGGTCAAGGTTTTTATGAATATTTAAAAGAACATTTTAGTAAAAAATTAAATACAAAAAACGATTTTGAACAAGGAAAAGCCGCTTCTAAATTTTTATTTGACGCGGGCATTGCTGGAACGAAATTTAAAGCGGGTACATTCTCCGGTGGAGCAAGACCAGGTTTATATAACCACGTGGTGTTTGACCCTGATGAAATATTTATAGACAAACATTATATTAACGGCAAGTTACAAAAAACCAAAACCTAAAAAATTATATTTTGGAACTAATCAGGATGTTTCAAAAGGCTTAACAGAAGGACATCAAGGTTATTTCGCAACTGAATCAAAAGATGTAGCGTCTAAATTTGGAAAAGTTCACGAAGTGTCTATAGACAAATCTAAATTATTTGACGCGAGAAACCCAAAACAACTAATTAAATTTGTAGCTGCGTTCGAGAAAAAGTTTCCTCGTGGGCATGTATTAAATAGAGGTATTCGAGATATAAAGAAAACAGCTGAAAGCGGAAATTATAGTTTCTATGAAGATATACAAACACAATTTTTATTAGAAGATCTTGGTTATAAAGGTAATTGGCAAATTGAAAAAGGTGCTAATACTTTTAGGGTCTTTAATAAAGAAGATTTTAAAATTGGCAAATGCGCAGAGGCGGACTGATAAACGCAATCGTGCTGGACGATATCCAGAAATGCCTTATCGATAAGGAGAATATCGAGATGTCAGTAATAGACGGAAAATCTGCGGAAGAAGGAAATGATTTAGACAAACCGGAATTGGATGCAGAAGGCAATCCAATTGTGGCAGCACCTGAACTTTGGATGAAGTCTGAAGAAGACTTGGAACAAGAACGCCTTGACGCGCTGGATGATGACGATCCAGAGAAAAAGAAAAAAGCAGAATCGGACGATGACGATCCCGCGAAAAATGTACCTGTCGGGAAGTTTGTGGCCTTGAAAAAGTCTCTCAGAAGTAAAATCGCTGATAGAGACGAAGAGAATGAAAAACTCCGCAGAGAAAATGAAGTACTGAAGGCCAACAAAGGTGTAGAAAAGAAACCCGAACCCATAACCAGACCCGTTAAGACTGATGAAATGTCCGATGCCGATTACGATGTGGCGATGGACGAGTATTATGACAAGCGGGCACAAGACACGTTCTTGAGGAATAAACTTCAAGACGAACAGAAACAAGGCACATCCGATGCGAAAAAAGTCGTTGTTGAAGCGGTGGACGCGCATTACGACAGAGCAGCGAAATTAGTCGAAAGTAGCGGGATTAAACCTGAGATTTATAAACAGGCTGATTTGGTTGTGCGACAAGCTGTTGAAGCAAGTAGACCTAAATGGGGAGATGCGATTGTCGATCAGGTTATTAATATTCTCGGCGAAGGTTCCGAAAAAGTAATGTATTTCTTGGGACGCAACAAACCCGCATTGGCCAAGTTTCAAAATCTAATAACCGTTGATCCTTCGGGTATGCAAGCCGCCGTTTATCTTGGACAGGAAAAACAGCGCCTAACCAAACCCCAAAAGGCTCGTTCAAATGCACCAGCGCCAGCATCACATGCGAAAGGTGACGTAAACAAGGGTGCCTCGGGAACTACGTTAAAACGTGCGTACTCCAAGGCCCATAAATCAAATAACACTCAGGCCGCCTACAATGCCAAAAAAGCAGCAAGGGCAGCAGGGGTGGACGTTTCAACCTGGTAAAGGAGAAATAACTAATGGCACTTACAACTGGAAAAATTGCCGAAGTAATGTTTGAAAACACCATGAAGACATTTGAGCAGCAA